TTTGAGATGTTTAGAGATATCAAGCCTTTGCTCAATAATATCAACAATATACATTATCAAGAGCAAGCACTCTGGTCTACTAAACTTAAACTTGCTGGTCGTGTTGACTGTATCGGTGAATACGAAGGTGAACTCTCTGTAATTGACTTTAAGACATCAAAGAGAGCAAAATCTCTTGAAGACATTCAAGACTACTTCTGGCAAACTTGTGCATACGCACTAATGTATGAAGAGCATGTTGGCGTGCCTATACATAGTTTAGTGATTATCATGGCAGTTGAGGATGGATCGCCACTAGTGTTCAAACAAAGAACTAGAGATCATATCAACGGGTTAATTAAAGCAATTCAATATTATAATGGGAAAAAATAATTATGGCTAAAGTTAAAAAAGCAAAAGTTGAAACTAAAGTGCAACCCGTAGCAGAACCGCAGATGAACGCATTTGCGTATTTCCCCTCATTGGTGTATACGATTGAAGAGCCAAAGTTCTTAAATATTGCCAAAAAAGTCGCAAAAGAACATCTAAATGAGGCAAGAAAGAACATGAACGGGCAACTTAATCAGTTGTATCCTGTTGTGATGTCAAATACTTTTCAACACGATGGGAGAGTTGCCGAGTTAGTTCATTACATAGCACAATCAGGATGGAACATTCTTGACAGTCAAGGCTATGATATGCAACAGTTTAATGTATATGTACAAGACTTTTGGGCTCAAGAACACCACAAACATTCACATAATGAAGAGCATATACACCCGTTTGGCGCTCAATTAACTGGTTTTTACATACTAGAATGCCCTGAGTATTGCTCTAATATTGTGTTTCACGACCCAAGACCAGCTAAAAAGCAGATTAATTTACCTGAGAAAAACATGGGCGAAATCACACCAGGTAGTATTGCAGTCAATTTTGAAGCAAAACCTGGTATGTTTATGTTCTCTAATGCATGGTTACCGCATGCGTTTGGTCGCCACGGCTCGGATAAGCCATTTATATTCATACATTTCAACTTGAATATTGTACATGTAAGTCAACTGCAACACAATCATAATATTTGCCAACCAATTGCGGAAGTAATATGAATAAATACCACATAAGATTTAATAAAAGTAGAGGACAGCCTGGTCGTGGATCAATGGATCACGTTTGGCGGGTCTTTGAAAATGAAAAGAAAGAGTATCTCGTCAAGCACTTCCGTTTAGAAGTTAAATCACATGATGAAGTTACAGGTAATGGTCTCGGCAACGATGACTGGAATATCTGCTGTGAAGGTTACATTAATTTTGACAAAGCAACATCTACAGCAATAATTACATCAAAGAAATAAATGGCAATTATACCATCAACAAACAATCCTACTGCGATATCTCTCGGTGGCTCTGCTACAAGTGGAGGCAAAAACGAGTCTATTGAAGTTGAATTAGCACCTACAGTGCCAACATATAATACGTCTGGTACAAACGCAATCTCATTAAATGATCCTGCTGTGAGAACTCTCGCCGGTGTACCAACAGGCCAAATATCTTTTTATTGCCTGTATGGTAAATCAAATAGAGTTTATCATCAGATTTGCGTTGGCACTCCTACTCCTAATTGGGTTCTTAATTCGTCAAATAGACCAGTTTTGGTTCCGGGGTATTCTGCTGGTAAAACTGATGTTTTGATTAATGTTCAACCAGGAATGTATGTATATTCTCCTTCCCCAGGAACAGCCGCACTCACCATAGCGTCATGCACTTTTGCGACAGGAGATACAGTCACTCTAGTAAACAAAGGATACATCATAGGTTCGGGTGGTGCAGGAGGTAATGGTTTTATTGCTAATTTACCAATTCCTTGTTATATTCCTCTTGAGCCATTAACTCTCGGAACGCCAGGAGGTACGGCAATACAAACATATTTTCCCATGACAATAAACAATACATGCGGACATATTTTGGGTGGCGGTGGCGGAGGAGGCGGAACTTTAATTGGTGGTGTTGGTGGTGGTGGTGGTGCAGGTGGCGGTGCAGGGGGATACACACAAAGCAAACAGCCTACCATACCATGTCCAGGTGCCTCAGGGGGTGCTGGAGGTTATGTCGGCTCTTCGGGAAGTCCTGGTACACTCTCTCCGTGCCACCCTCTTCCTATTGGTCCAATCCATTACATGGCGGGTGGTGGTGGCGGTGGTTCTGTCGTTCCGGGATGTGGTGCACCAGATGTTAGAAGTATTGCTCCAAGTACAACCGCACAAACAGTTCCAGCAAAAGCTGGGTATGGTGGTGGCGCAGGTGGTTCAGGAGGCGCTTGGGTTTATGGGGCTGGTTGCGCTGTAAGTGGTTCTGGTGGTCCTGCAAACAACCCAGGGTTATATGGAACACTTTACAACTTAAACACCTCAGGCCTTGGCCCTACCTATTGGTATCCTATGGGGGCTGGAGGTGGTGGAGGTGGTTATGGGGCCGCTGGTGGTTATGGTATTACTGCGGCCGGATTCAATTTATCGCCTTGTAGGGTTGTGCCTTTCGGCACATCATTTGTTGGTTATAACCCAGCAAACCCACCAGGTCCAGGTGTATACGAAAGTGTTCTTTGGTACGCACCTGGTGGTAACGGAGGTTCAGCGATATCTTATCCACCATCAGTAACAGTCACAATTACATGTACGCCTACTAGTCCAGGTAAAATTTGGGGTTCTGTTCTATGAAAAACACTATAAGTTTCAACGAAATCGGCTCAAATATTATACCGGAAGAATCTGAATTGTTTGTATCTTCATGTAAAAATCATTTTGGTGATAGTTGGACAAAAGATTCACAAATGGATTTTAATGTTGTAGTTGAATTATCAGCCAACATAGCTATACTACAAAGATTCTTGAGTGCACAAAAAGCCAAATTATTAGGCTATACAAATAAACAATTTAAGTGTTATAGATTCAAACATAACAATTATGATGATTTGGATTCGGTAAAAAAAGCAAGAGATGATCTCAGAACTGAAAAATATGCAGAACAACTAAAACTGGCATCTTCACTTTTTTGCGAGATTTCTGACAGGGGCCATACATGGCACAAAATTGACGATATTGAAACATACTTACCACCAGCCGATGTTGCAAATTATCATTTCAAAGTTTTTAATAAAAAGGAAGTGAATTATCAAATATTTGATAAGTTAGAAGATGCCAAAAAATACAAACTAACAATTTCACAGCAATTTACAGATGAAGAAATGAAACATCACCAAATATACAAAGTTTATGTGTATGCTGAAGATGGTGTAACAACGGCAGTAGAAATAATTACCGAATAATACTATTGACAAATAAATAAAAGTAAAGTATAATGAAAACTCAAAAATTAGTTCTTAAGCTAAACAGAGCAGAGTTTAATCATCAAAAGAGAAAAGCTAAAAAGCTCTGGCTTAAGATTTTAAGAAAATCATTTAAGAGAAAAAAAACTCAATCTGTTAGATGATTATAGTTGTATGAAGTTAACCGAAAGGTACTTTGGACGGGGGTGCGAATCCCCCCATCTCCACCAAAAACACACTCCCTCGGAAAGTAGTTACCCGAGTGAGCACTAGACCGACTTAACTAATCGGGAGTTCTTGGTAGTGTGTTTTTGATGGGGATGCATAGTCTCGACAGGGTAACAAGTACGAAGATGGACAACTCGACACAGATAGTCGTAAAAAGTAAAAAAACGTTAAATGCAAACGATGAAACAGCATATTTGATGGCCGCTTAAGCTATCATAGGGTTTTGATGATTGTACCTCGTAACAGAATCAATCATCAATTTTTTTCAACTATAGGAGTAAATATGAAGAAAACGTTATTAGCCACTTTATTGGCTACATTTGTATTAAGTGCAAGTGCATTAGAGTTGGGTGTTAACGCTTCTAGCGATAGAAACGATGCCGACCACAAAGATGCCGGTGTTGGCTTAACACTAGGCGAGCACTTTGACAAAGTATCCGTTACTGGCGGTTTTGATTATTATGAGAAAAAAGACACATACAAAACTAGCCTAGTTGCTGGATATGATGTTGCTAAATTTGGTCCAGTTACATTGACAGCAAAAGCTGGTGGTGTTTACATTGACCAAGAAGTGAATGATACAAACACAGTTAAGAACAGCGGTTTAGCTGGAGTCTATGGAGCTGGTGCATCTTTTGCATTGGCTAAGGAACTAGCATTAACTGCTGATTATCGTTATCAAGTTGGTAATGATACAGTAAAACAATACAACGGTAGCACATATACTGCCGGTATTAAAGTTAGTTTCTAACTTAGATGAGTTGGGGGCTCTCAATAAAAGCCCTAATATGAATCACTGCTATTCATATATCGTCCTCTCACACTACTACATAGAGAGGCCAGCAACTCGTCAGAGTATGCTTAATTAGCCGGAGAACAGATGAAGTTTCTAAACAAGACTATCATTTTTATTTTCATCCTAGCATTAACACTAATAACAACAAATGCTAAACAACCGACTACCATATTGGACTCGGTTCGTGCGGATTTTAATAAACAAATACTTTGTATGGCAAAGAATTTATATTATGAGGCGGCAATGGAACCTTATGAGGGTAAACTTGCTGTCGCACAAGTTGTGATGAACCGTACACAAAACAAAAACTATCCATCCGATGTATGCGGTGTAGTTTATCAAAAGACTGGTGAAACTTGCCAGTTTACATGGACATGCGAGAAATCATATCCAGTTCGTAATGAGTATGCGTGGGAAGAGGCTGTGCTTGTTGCAAAGAAAGCATTGACTGAGCCAATCATCCATAAAGAAATTGCAAAAGCAAAAGTTATATTCTATCATGCAACTTATGTGCACCCAGGATGGAGTAATATCCATCCGGTTAAAGTTATCGGCAATCATGTCTTTTATGCCAAGTATTGACTTGATTTTTTATTAACTCTATGATATAATTATGTTATGACGACACCTACTAAAACTGAAATAAGCAACTTTTCTCTGCTGATTGAAACAATATCGGCAGATAAAAGACTTTCTAAAATGGATGCTATTCTTTGGCACTGCGAACAAACAGGTCTTGAAGTTGATCTGGCATCAAAGCTACTCACTTCAGCACTCAAAGCAAAGATCAGAGAAGAAGCCCAAGACTTAAATCTATTAAAGAGAACAGCTAAGTTACCGATATGAATGATGAAAACACCGGCTTTGCGGCTTGTGCACTTTATAATGCTATCAAACTACATTTCACTACTGATTCATACGACTACTTTAAGTATAACGGTAAGTCTAATGTCACTAAAGAACAGTTTGCAAAGAAGAAAGATAGATTCTACTTTCACAAACTTTCAAGAAAGTATCGGTTTGATGAACTGCGAGAGTTTTTAGTTTCTAATTTCTTATCTAGAACTGTCAAATGGGCAGGTGATCTTCTTGATGAAGAGGCAACGAGTGTACATCTCAAACGGCAGAAAACTCTACAATCATTGACATATTTGTTTGAACAAGATATAATATATCTAAAAGAATTATTGCAAGATAAAGAACCATCAGAATTACTTAGAGTAGTTAATGGTGATTATCCTATATTGCTAAAAGAGTTTATGTATAACAACATAAAAATTGAGACAGTTTGTATCATGGAAAATCTACTACACTTCACAAGAATGTGGTCAGAGAGAATTAATG